CCACAAGCGCGTTCCTTTTGTCCGGGGACTAATGAAGGGCGTACAGCGTAAGCTAGAAGACCCACGATCCTCGGGCAGCTTACGATCTCTTCGGGGCCGTAAATGCCGGTTCGATCTTTGGGAACCCGACACGTTTGAAATGCACAAAGCCATGCCCCGCGAGGAAGCACTCGCGACCCACGGACCAACGACCAGACTTCGGCGGGCGTACACTTACAAGGCCCTGAACCGGTTGATTCAAGCCTCTGCGGCAGACATGACTAAGCAAGCAATGGTCAACGTGTGTGAGGCCGGTTTCACTCCCATGCTCCAAGTTCACGATGAACTGGCTTTTTCGGTTACCGGGCCTGAGCAAGCTAAAGAGTTGGCTGAGATTATGGAACAGGCTGTACCGCTACAGGTTCCAAACAAGTGTGATGTTGAGATTGGCCCTAGCTGGGGCGAATGTGAGGAACAATCATGAGTGACGCGGTAAAGACTGCGGCCAAGGTGGGCCACATTTATTACGACCTGCATAACGGGGAAGGCTTTGTTGTGCTGAATGAGCGTTGGTATTGTCTTTTAGAAGATGTTTGTGAACTTGACGTAATTCAAGATGTCATCGCGGACATGACCGAGCTATATGAAGATCGACATTCCGTGGTTTTTCCGAAGGTTGATTGATGCTACGACCCTGCGTATACTTTCCCATACCTAACGTAGGAGACGTGTAATGGACACGACCAAATGGAAATCTGTGCTACTTCCTCGCGATGTTTATGAGGAGTTGGTGGTGATTGCGCGGGTAGAAGGGCGTACAATTAGTGGACAACTTCGGTATATACATGAAGGCTGGAAACAAGAAAATCTTTCCAACCGAGATCAGGAGTATATTGCCGAACAAGTGGATTCATTTAAGAAGGAGAACGGCGTAGACCTTACGTCAAAAAGCTTTTCAATATGAGTCAATTTACAACAATGCAGAACGAATTCAGCAAAGCTTTGAAAAAGCTGGAAGACAGCTATGAAAAGGGCAACGTTGACCGCGCTGATTTTGACAAACTGCACGTATGGCATGAATTCCTCAAATCCAAAATAGAAGCGGATAGAGAAAAAGATGCCCGAGAAGTCAGATAACGTTAATTGTCCTGCCCACTATAATCAAGGTGGGATTGAGTGCATTGACGCGATTAAAGCCAGCTTGACCTCGGAGGGGTTTCAGGCGTACCTCAAAGCGTCTTCAATGAAATACCTTTGGCGGTACGAGCATAAAAACGCTCCGATAGAGGATTTAAGGAAAGCCCGATGGTTTCTGGATCGTTTGATCAAAGAACTGGCAAATGGTGGTTTGGATTAGCGTCGGAAGACGTGAAGATCGCCATACAAGCCGCGCACCAGACTGCCGACCGGTTAAACAAACCGGTTGCTTTACAAAGCGATCTTTCGGTTGTACCGGCAGATGAAGCAACGATAGAAGTTCTTGAAGTGGTGAAACCTGTCGGGTATTATGAATAGTGCGTGGTTTGATGGAACCATGCGATTACTCCTAAAAGTAATTAGGGTTTGTAGTTTTCTCCCAAAGTGAACAACATTAAACCCGAGCCCCGCGCAATGCGGGGCTTTTTTTGCCACTATCCTTTATATATGTTATGGTATCAGACATGGATCTGATAAATGCAATTGACCTCGGCACAGCCAAGGCATACAAAAACGAAAGGCGTTGCTACATTGGAGCAAGTAACGTGGGCAACCCATGTCACGCCTTCTTGCAATATAGCCTTCGGGGTTATCCCCAGAGCAACCCCCCGCCCGCCGTCATACGCATCTTTAACCTTGGCCACCATTTGGAAGAGGTTGTTGTCGAAGACCTAAAATCAGCAGGAGTGGCTGTTTCTGAAGTAAATCCAAAGACCGGCAAACAGTGGACCTACACCGCCCTCGGCGGTCATGTGCGAGGCCACGCTGACGGCGTTGTTTACACCGGGGCAAAAGAAAGCCCTAAAATCCTTGAAATTAAATCCATGAACGATAAGAAATGGAACAGCTTTAAAAATCAAGGAATCGCCCGGAGCCACCCCATCTACTACGATCAGATGCAACTGCTTATGGGGCTCTCCGGTTTTTCTTCTGCGTGGATGGTTGCCTACAACAAAAACACATCCGCGTATCACACAGAACACGTGGCGTTTAACGCGCCGCGTTACAAAGACCTTCTGCGTAAATCAGTATCCGTGGTCCGTGGCTCGTCCGCCGCCCGCATTGCAGATACCCCTGACTGCTTTGAATGCCGGTATTGTAACTACAGACCACACTGCTGGCCCAACGGTATCCAACCACCACCGATTGCCGTTGAGTGTATAACTTGTCGCCACAGTAAGCCGACAGGCAAACGCAAGTGGCGTTGTACGTTACACGGGTCACGGGCCACGGAGCCTTGCTCACAATGGAGCAAACTTCAGCCCACGGAGAAACTGTAATGAACCGAGCTATATGCTGGTGGTGTGGCGGGGAACTTATCTGGGGAGGCGACCACGACCTGTCTGAAGAAGACGATCATTTTGACATGTCCTCAAACCTGACCTGCGCCGAGTGTGGCGCACACGTTGTTTATTACAGGCCAAAAGATGAAGAAACTGTGGAAGATTAGCGAGCCGAAAAAAGAACTAGGCGGCTGGAAGCAATATGCAATAATGTTTGTGATCTTCCTGATCATCGCCTTGCTTGCTTGACCGTTATCTAGTATACATAGCCCCTAAGATTAATCGCATGTGGGGGCAGGCGGTTGGATCGGCTTACTTGCAGAGAGTGCAAGAAAAGAAAACCAAAAAAAGAATTCGGCAAACGTTTTCACCAAACCGGTAAATACCAGCGCGGTAAAGCACTTTGTAACGATTGCTGCCGCGACCGCCAAATAAACAGTATCTACAAAAATCCTCGTAACTACGTCGCCGCCAGACACCACGACATGCGCCAACGCGCCAAAAAATACAACATAGAGCTAAGTGACGACGTTGATTCCGATTTTTTATACGATTTGTTTAAACACCAAAATGGACTCTGCGCTTTGTCTAAATTGCCCATGACATGGATGCACGAAGGACTAGCCTCGAACCACGGCTCACGGCGCGGGACAAACATATCCATTGACAGAATCGACCCAGAACGGGGTTACCTACCGGAGAACGTCCGGTTGGTGTGTGACCGGGTCAATAAATTGAAATCCAGCATGGTGGACGGAGATTTATACTTCTGGTGTGCAATATTGGCGAAAGGTTTTAACGACGCTTAACGCGTTTTGCCGCCTCTTCTATCAACTGTAAGCGGCTGGCATAAAACGACGGGTCTTTCTTTTCAAAGTCTTCGTCGTTATCTTCCTCAAAATCCAACTCGCTCTCATCTTCTAAATTATCAAGAAACTCTTGCCACTCTTCTTCTTTATTCATGACTCCTCAACTCCTGAATGCTGGTCACCCAATCCATGGGTATTGCAAGTTCCGCGTCCCCTTCTTCCACCAGCCCCTTGTCATTTAACAAAACGTGCGGGCATATCAAAATACGCTGTTCGTCCTGATGCAAAATCACGCCGCACGACAGCACCGCCGCCTCCTTCGTATCCCGCATCTCCTCAACCGAACGCCAACCTACACGGCCCCCGCCACACGCGTCACGCCATCTAATTAAAAACAATTTTGGCTCCATAACGTCCCCCCAGACATCCGCTTGTTTAGCGTACTACAAACTGGGACAATAGTCGGCATGGGACTACCTATCGACTCGGAAGAACGAAGCTTCGTTGCTAAGTTATTGGAAGATAACGAAGATTTTCGGCAATACGTTGTGCAAAGTATGGAACTGCGAATGATGGCAGGAGATGAAAGCTCCAAGCACTTCATGGAAACCCTCATGGCCGAGGACGAACATGAGTTCATCCTGTCCTTGTGCCAAATCGGCTTCATCGTATACACTGACTACTTAATAAACACCAAAGCCTCCTTCAACAAACAGAAGCTGCACTAATGAGACACTGCTACGTCTGCAACCGCTGTGGAGTACCCATCACCAACGCACTGTGCGAACAGTGCCACGGCAAGAACAAAAAGAAAGAAGTGAAAATGGAAATAGCTGAACACTTCCTAGCCCTCGCCTTTATCTCCGGCCTAACCCTCTACTTCATGTTCTTCGTCACCCCTCCGGCATAAGCTTATTCCAAAAAAGAATTAGACCGCTTTATCCCATATATGCGATAGTCGCGGGTGTTCCATGTGGAACATCATTTGGGAGAAAATCATGACAACTCTAGAAGAAACCGGTATCCAAATCCGTACCGCCGTCCTTGACCTGCAAAAACTGGCTAACACTACACGGATCACGGACCCCGAAACCGCATCCAAAATAGATGGCATCGCCAACAACATCACCGAAATCGTTGACGGCAAAAACACCATCATGAAAAATCAAGAAATAAACCACACCCCCATCTACGAGGGGCATCACGACGCCGTCATCCTCGCTTTCACGGAAAAAGACGGCACAAACTCCGCCGAAATCATTTCCCAAACCCCCTTCATCCGCGAACTAAAAGATCAAGAAGAATTTGAACAGGATGTAATGGCCGCATTCAACGGCCTAGAAAAAGCCTACTCACACTGGCCCGGCGAATACGTCGGACTACAACTCATCATCCGACGTGACTACGTCAACATGACCTGAAGGAGAAGGCGCATGAGCGACCGCACAGGTGAACTGCTCGTCGGGGCGGCGAAAGTCATGGCAGGGATACTCATTATCCTTACAGCATCATGCACCATCGTTACCTCACACGACCCGCAATGGGAATGGCCCCGAGACTTAGAGCAGGGAGAATAGACCACGGCCCATTCTTACCGTGAGCCGTGGCCCATTAGCCCCATGTCGGGAGACAGCAGGCACGGGCCACGTATCACGGACCACGGATATATACATTGTATATACAAGGTACATACACAAGGTCATTTGTGGCCACGGACCACGGACCTTTGTGTAGAAGTGCAGCAAGAAAGGGGCTACCTTTTATATCTACACCCCATCTGTACTTCGAATAATCTATTTTTAAGAAAAATACCTACACTTCTACACTACACCAGCGGACCACGGACCACGGTGCTTAATTTCGCTATCTATATAGTGTTTTCCAGAGAAATAAAAAAATAAAAAAATAAATTCCAAATAGGCGGGACCGGCGGGACGGCGGGACCACGGGCCTACAGGCCGCATAAACGCTCAATTTTACGGGTCACGTTAGGGTCCCGTTGGATACACCACTTTGTGCCAAGCTTGTTAATCAAGCTATTGCTATTGAGGTTTTTCAGTTTTC